TACTCTGTGTCTTGTAAACAAAGTCAGGCTCATACGTCTTAGGCAGTACGTACTCTAGTGTTTGTGAAGGATGATACTCACAGCCAACCATCAAGGCGTAGGCTTCTTTCTCAAACTTAGAATCAAACTTCTGCTTCATCTGCATTTATCTTATTTATTTCAAATGAACCAACTCCGTAAAATTCAATATCTTTCATTGCCCATGCCAAAGCTTCTTCTTCTGTTGCAAAACAAATTAGTTCTCTGAGGCAGTCTTGATCTGAGCTTTCCCACATTGTTACCATGTATTCTTTCATCTAAATCTCCGATGGCTTCTCGTACTTGTCATCATGTGAACGCAGCAGATACAGCAGGCTAAGACTCTCTAACAGTCTACGTTCATCTAAGTTATTGTCCCAGTAGTGAGTCAGGCAAGTGCTGTAGCATTCCCACTCAGTCGTACAAGGATCAATAATTTTATCTGCTTTCTTAGGACCAATACCATAGATGCCCGGTATGTTATCAACACGATCACCCATCAGTGCTTGCTTGTATAAGAAACGCATAGCATCATCAGGTAAACTCAAGTTTACTTTCTTCTTAGTGTAGTCATACATAGGACATGGTACTTGCTTGAAGTCTTTGTCCAACGAACAGATGATTGCTTTGTGGTCTAGCTCAGTAGCCTTGATAGCAATAGCATCGTCAGCTTCCATGCCGTTAACAATCTCTGCATTCCATTCACTGACCATAAAATCACGTAGTAATTGTTTGTGTACAGGGACACGGTTATCTTTACGATTACCTTTATATGGAAGGGTGGTAGCAACCTCGTCCCTGAAGTTGCCTTTGCCAGTAAGATAAACAATGCTGGTGTCATAGTGGTCAGATAGATCCATGACCATTTCAGACAGGTAATTGTCTAGGGTCTTCGTTGCAACGCTTTCACTTTCATCGTCACAAGAAAACCCTATACGATACACCAGCATATCACCATCAATCAGTATCACAGAGCATCCATCTCTTCTACTTCTTGGGTGTACTCGACAACATCAGAGATAACAATACGCTTAAGTGTGGCACTGCGTCCTTGCTTCTTCATGTATTCCCAATCGTAGTATCCGATAAGACACTTAGCCTTAGAGCCATTACCTACAACAACACCTGACTCAGTATCATCTGTCTCATCTCGTGGAGTACGTCCCTTGATAAGCAACTCACTACCATCAGGCTTGAAGGCTCGGTACTTGTTGTTAGATTTACAGGTGATGTAGTTGCCTCGATCATCTCCCTTGTTGTTAATGTTAAGTCCCATATCTTCCAACGCAGTTACCGCAGCATCAGATAGATTAGAAAGATCAACTGTATACTTACCTGCTAACTCATTCTTGTGAGTCAGGTTAGGCCAAAACAAATCACAGTTAACCATTACATTGGGTGCTTGGTCTGACATATAGCATTTCTCCTGCTAGTTAATGTTACACTACTATTATACCACATAAAATAGAATTATACTAGTGGGTATCTGCCCAACTATTACCAACTCTATACTCTCCGTCCAATGGACAGTTCAGTTGCAGGACTTCACCTGCGAATACCATTGCGTTAACACAAGACTTACCAATAAAGTCTGCGTCTTCTGGTTTACATTCTATCTGCCACTCATCGTGTACCTGAGCCACTAGCTTGAAGTCTACGTTGTCCAACAGATCATACAGGATAACGATTGCTTGCTTCATTACTATGGCACCAGCACCCTGTAGCAGTGTGTTCAGTGCAGCGTGTGCTGATCGTACAGTTAGACGTCTACCGTCTAGACCTACAAGAGAACCAGACTCAGCATCTTTAAGCACAGACTTTCTTAGATCAGCCAGTGCTGGTGTGTTATCTAGAAAGTCTCTCTTAAGACTCAGACCACAATCATAACCACGACCTACCACCTCACCTATCTTGGTATTGCCTGCACCGTACAAGAACGCATAGATGAATGTCTTAGCTTGATCTCTGGTTGCTAGTCCTGCTGCTTTCTGGTTGGCTGTGTGGATATCACCTGTAAGGATCTCGTTGGTGTAGTCGGCATCATCCATGTAGTGTGCAAGCATACGTAGCTCAAGCCCACTAGCATCAGCGCCCACAAGAACGTGACCTTCAGGTACTGTAAATAACTCACGACATTGCTTACCATACTCAGCCCTTACACTAGGTATCTGAGCCAAGTTTGGAGAGGAGTGTGCCATCCTGCCTGTGACAGCGCCGATGTGCCTGACCCGTCCATGTATGCGTGAGTCCTCACCCACTGCTTTAATCCACGAGTCCACATGAGAGGCGCGTTTCTGGCAGAGAAGGTAACGGAGAATAATCTTTGCTTCGGGAATGTCTGTCTGCTTCTTGAGGGTTGACTCATCGACCTTTGGTTGTCCTGACGGAGTGAGTTCCTTCCACACAGCGCCCTTGCTAGTAAGCCGCTCTGCAATTTGTTGTCTACTACCGACGTTGAATACCGTAACTTTGTCCTTGAGTCTCTTCTGTGTCTTATCACTGATCCTCTCCTCTACTATGGGTGGGAACACTTGTTGTAAGTCTCTTTCTATTCTGTTCATACGGGTAGTTAACTCTGAGTACAGAGCTACAGCATCCTGCTTCTTGAATTGAAAGCCATTGTCTTCTTGATCTTTACATATGAATGCAGTGTTGTGTTCAAGGTCAACACAATGCTTACTAAACTTAAGCATCTGCATCTGTTCTACTAGCTTGTTGTATAACTTCTCAGTCACATCAACGTCACGCTTACAGTACTCAATCATCTCATCAGACAGTACGTCCCACTCATCATGGTCACCCTTAGCAAACCCAAGGCGTTGACCCCATGCAGCTAGGCTGTGACCACCATCAAGGTCAGGACGAAACAGACGTGACATCACGAGAGTATCGATGACTCTATCTCTGTGTACATGGATGCCCCACAGTTTAAGCATAACAGGAAGATCATAACCAATAAGATTATGTCCACATACTTGCCCACCTTTTTGTAACTCATGCGCTAAACTCCTGCTAGATAAGTGCGTCAAGGCTACTTCGTTGGGCCTCTTTGTCACTGCACAGTGTATCTCTGTCGGATCCAATCCGTTCGCTTCGATATCCAGATACACTATATTCGTAGTAGGACAGATCAAGTCTTTGTTCATCTGTAAGTTCATGACCATTCGTCTGCATCTCCTGTGTCTGGTGTTGGGTAGTAATCCAACGGCTCATCTTCGACATCTCGTATCTCCTCTAAGTCATACAGGTCAGCGTAGTCTACGTTACCTACTGTCGTTATGTCATCGTCAGCAAGGAACCTACTACACTCATTACATAAGTCTACAAACTCACCACTACCATCAAACTTCTTGGTCAGTTCATAGTTACTCATGATCTTGTCACAGGCTTTACACCTCACCCCATTACCTCCGTTAACCTGCCAGTGTCCTTGTTATACATCAGTGCAGTAGCTGGGCCTGTCATGCCACTGAACCTGTTCTTCAACACACGCACGTTGGTTGTGTTACGTACCATCACATCCTCTGCCTGTGCATTACGCTCTAATCCTATCACGATATCAGACAACTGAGCAATTGCAGCACTACCACGCAACTGACCCAGACTAGTATAGGCTCCGTCTTCATGCCCTTTCCCGTCTGGTCTTTTTAAGTGTGAAACAACAAACATAGACACCACCATCTCCTGACAGAACATACGTAGCTTAGTCATGATCTCATCAATGGCACGTCGCTCATCACCGTTGTCTTGGTCTGATACTAGTATTGATATGTGATCTAGTACAATGTACTTCACACCCAGCACCTTGATCTGGTATCTGAATCGTGCCAGTACATTCTCTATCTTGTTAGAACCAAACGTATCCCACAACACAACACGATCATCAAGGTTAAGGCTGTCGAACACCTGATCTACCTCTGATGGTGAGTAGTCACAGCCCGGTAGATGGATAGGCTTGTTGATCTGTAGTCCTACTAGACCACGCGCTGTTCTGTCTGGTGTCTCTTCAAGGAACGCTAGTCCTACCCTGTCGTTGGTCTGTCCTAGTATTGAGAACACTAGCTCACGCATGAACGTAGACTTGCCTAGACCAGAGCCAGCACAGATAGTGACTAGCTCAGTAGGTCTAACACCAAACGTCATATCGTCTAATCCCTTGTATGGATAGCGTACCTCTGCCTCCTCCAACGGCTTCTTCAGTGTCTCACGCAGTGAACCCAACATCACCATACCATCAGGTGTATACGTCTTAGCTGCCCACCACCGCTTAACAAACTCATCCTTGTTACTGTTAACTAGGTAGTCACACGCATCCTTATGCTCACCATGATGATAGATCCTAGACTTACCACCAAAGATGTCAGCACACTCTAACGCAGCAGAACGTCCATGATCGTCGTTGTCAAAGCAAAAGATAATATGATCGT